TTGCTCTGCACGCTCATATGCTGTTGGTGCAGGTTTCTGCTGTACTAATGGCTTTTCCTGTACTTTCGGAGAGCAGGCACATATGAAAATTGAAAATAAAACTAAAACAAAAAATTTCATTACATAATCTCCTTCAAATAAAATACGCTCGTACTTCGTGGTTTACTCAACCGTTCTGGCTCGCTCCCCTTTAGTGGTTTACTCGTGTGAGATGGCTCGCTCTTCATTTTTGGTTTACTCCGAACTACTGGCTCGCTCTTTCCTTCTGGTTTACTCCCTATTGCTGGCTCGCTCGTTTTCACTGGTTTACTCTTACGAAGTGGCTCGCTCAAATGGTGTGGTTTACTCCTTTCTGTTGGCTCGCTCTTCCCTTCCCTTCCCTAAAAATGTAGCATCTTTTACATAACTTAAATCATTTTGCTTACCTCCTTATACTCATTCTCTGTACACTATCTATTATATCACATTCTTTGAAAAAGTATCACAAAAACCATAAAATTTTTTATTTTCCTCGTACTTTTTTCTTTTTTTCTTCTTCCTCACCTTTTTCTTTAACCATTTCTTTTTGTAATTTGCTATCAAGACAAGGTTTACCTATATCCAAACACTGTAGCACCACCGCTTGTTCAAAGCATTGCTTTCCTTCTCGAACTGCAAGCTGGCTTATCCGTAGCACACCTTTTTCTGCTTCGTCTTTCCTCTGGTTCAAGCCTATTCCCGAAGTTATATGGTTCATCTTTCTACCATCTTCCGATGAATCTGCTTGCTGTACATCCCTACCGAATGTCTCCTTATTTGTGTGGGATGCAGTAACCATCAGCAAGTTCCTGCTTTGGGCAATAGCCCGCAGTCCTTTCCAAATATCATCAAGTTTATGCCGGTACTCTTTCCCTGCTGTTCTACTTGCTACAAGTAAGTCAGCATAATCAATAACCACTACATCAGCAACAAAATTATCGTAATGTGCCATGTTGTCTAGGTGCATTTCAATTTCACTAACTGTTGCTTTTGACCCAGCTAACTGCACTATTCGCACATCCCCAGTTCGCAACAGCCTCCGTAGTTTCTTTTGCTTTTCACTTACTACATTCTTGTCAAATCCTTCTTTATGTACAATCCTACTACTTACTTTATACAAAGGAGTTCCATCTTTTGCTTCCTGTGCTACTTCAAAGTATGGTATCACAACATCCATAGGCTTTACTGGCTCACCAATAATTGAACGCCATGCCCTTCGCACCATTTGTCGTTTCGTCATTTCAAGTGTGAACAGCACCACCTTCAGCCCTTTGAACATTGCCGTTTCAGCAGTATACAGCAGATACCAGCTCTTACCACGTTTTGCAGGGCCAAAGAATGAAAGAAAATCACCTCTATGCAAATCACCAACAACTTCTCCAAATGCCCCAGGAAATCTGAACAGCAGCTCTTCATCTTCCTCAAACGAATCAATAATTTCTTGTGTATCATGAATAATGCTCACGCCTTCACCTGATGCCACCTCAATTCGTTTGTAGTTTGCAATTTCTAGTTCAGCTTTTACTACATCCTTTCGTGCCAAATCGGTAGCTACTGTTTCAAGCAAATACTCTAATGAACATTCTTTGAGATAGTTCTTGCCTTCATCAATCGTAAACTGAATGTTGTTCGGTTCGAGTTTCTCCCATTCTTTTGAAAGGTACAGAAGATAGTCTCGTATTGCTGTAGCTTCAACATCATCTCTCAATGTATCCTTTTTAATATTGTAAATATCCTGAATTGCTGTTTTCGGTGCAGCCCCATACTGTTCATAAAACTCACGAATCCACATTCCTACAGTACGTGAAAATGAAGATTTCAGTGTAAGCGGGTTGAATACAGGAATTAAATTTTTGCACACCTCATCTGATACAATGAGCTGGGTAAGCAATTTTCTTTCAACATCAAGATTCACCTTTTCTATCTTCATTTTGACCTGCCTGCCTTCATCCGATATTGCTTTATCATGCTCTTTACAAAGTCATCATCTTCACCACCAAAGAAGTTTATCTTTTCTTTCCCATCGACAAGTTTATTGATGATGTTGTACTTCTTCTGAATGAGTTCCATGATTTCCATTTCCACTGTACCTTCAGCAACAAGGTAGTAGGCTTCCACCGATTTTGCTTTCTGATTTACTCTATCAACTCTAAACTCAAACTGTTCGTGGTCAGCACTTGTCCATGCAAATTCTACTGTTGCCGTAGCACTTGCTGCCGTCAGCGTAAGCCCTGGAGCTGTTTGTATCTGGCACAATATCAATCTGCACCATTCCTGATTCTGGAAAGTATCAACTGCTTTCTGCCTATCCTGTGCAGAAACAGAGCCATCAATAAATACAGCAACTTTCTTAAACACACTCATCAAATCATGCAGTGTTTTCTTATGGAACGTACCAACAACAAGTTTGTTCCCACTTGTAAGATAATCTTCAATCCACTGCACCACGGAATTTCTTTTTGCAATGTAAGCAAGCTGTTTCAATTTTTCAAGCTGTGTCTGTGCTTCAATGCCATCTTTCAAATGCTGTCGTAGCCACTCCAAAAATTCTTCATTTGCATCCTTGTAGTTCTTTGATTGTAGCTCATCAAGTTCCATCGGCACAATGATTCTTCGCTTTTCAGGCAGTTCAAGTGCTATATCTTCCTTTGTTCTTCGTATCATCAACGTAGAGACAAGTTCATACAGTTCATCAATATTGCTTGCTCCTGTAAACTTCCAGCCATAGCCATTGTGATAAGGAGCACAATATCTGAAGTTAAATCTATATCGGTTTGGGAAAAGTTTTGGAGCAATCATGTGGAGAATGGTAAAAAATTCTGCTGGCCTGTTTCTGATGGGGGTTCCAGAAAGTGCAATAAGTGATTTCAAAGCTGGGGAACGTTTCAGATACAGTACCGATTTCGTTCGCTTTGTAGTTCCTGATGAAAGCATCTGGCACTCATCAACTATCAAACCTTTTATTCTCATCTTCAATAGTGCATATAGCCAGCTTGTTGCAAGAAATTCTTTCCCACCAAGTTTACTATCTACTTGTTCTGCAATTATATCATAGTTCACAATGTAGAATGGAACATCAGGAATCGTAAATGCTTTATAGCCGTACAGAATAAACGATTCCTCACCAAGCCATTTTATGATTTCCCGTTGCCAATTCAGTTTAACTGATGCAGGGCATACAATAACTACAGGTCGAATATCTTTGTGCAACTTGAAGTAGGAAAGAGCTTCACACGACTTGCCCAAGCCCATTACATCACCGACAAGTCCATAGCCATTATGCTGTTCAAGCCATCGTACTGCTATCTTCTGGAACGGGTACAGTTCGGGAAACAATGATTCATCTATTTTTGGAAGTTCCTTATCTTTGCCCAGTATAGCTTCCACATCATTCATAAACACCCAGTTATCAGCTTTCAATGCAATAACATTTTCTTTCAGCGCTGGTACTGTCCATAGTTTTGTGCTTACATCAAAGTTCCATCCCTTGAGTTTACTCTTAATAAAAGCGATTGATGGAGTAAAATCATTGCCATTAAACTTCAACTCTAGTACACCTTTGTTGTAGCTTACTGATTTCATAGATGTAATGCTCTCTTTACAATAGAAACTTCTTCCGGTGTCAACGCACCTGGGTCATGGCTCCATTCCATATCAACAACATAGGCCTCAATTCCATACGATGCAACTTGTTCAGCTTGTTTCTTTGCTCGTTGCTGTGCTTCTTTTTCTGCATCAAACAGAAACAATACTTCTTTGAACCTATCCTTCAGGAGTAGTATCTGTTCTCGTGTCATTGATGTTCCTAATGTTCCACATACATTATCACCAAGACGCATTACATCAAATGGCCCCTCAACAACAACCACCCTATCTTGTGTACAGTTATCAAGATTGTATAGAACTGATTTTGGATTCATCAGTGATTGCTCTACTGATAATGTTTTGTATCGCAACATGCCACTTTTGATAGCTCTTCCTTGAAATGATACTACAACATTATTGTATATTATTGGTATAATTATACGAAACTTCCATTCTCCAGTATAGTCAGTACCACGAAGTTTATACTTCATTTCAAGATAGTCTGGGTCAAAATTTCTATGCCGAAGATATTTCTTGTGCATCTCTTGCAAAGGGCCACCTGGAAGTGTAATTGATTGCTGTGAAGCTACTTTGTTATTCATTTTGTTAAAGACAAGAACTCTACTACTATATTTATGTAGAAGCTCATTAACAGTGTAGGTATCAACATTCAGCACAGCTTTCAAGCTATTCTTCAGCGAATGTCCTCCGCACTTCCAGCAATGAGCATATTCTCCAACTGGATTAAACCCAAGATGGAACTTCTCATCACCACAGAATGGGCAGGCTGTATTTATCCAGCCTCTACTTACATCTGTTACATATGGAATATGATATATATCAAAAATAGCTTGTATGTCTATCATGTTTTTGCTTCTATTTAATCACTCATATATCGTTCAAAATCTCTTAAAAAAATTTCTCTTGGGAGCACATAGATATTACCTGTCTTCTCTTCTTTGACAATATAGCTATTATGGCTCATTGGTATTTTACCTGATGAAGTATTTACTATAATATTTCCATTCATATCAAATTCAATTCTACCATCAGCTAATGCTTCTTCTACCCAATCAGGCATAAATTTTCTACTTATGTCATCAACCAAATATGCATCAAAAAATCTTGGTTTGGTTTTATATAACATCCTTATCTCCTTTGCTCTCCTTGCATAAAATAAGAAGCCCTGGGCAAAAAAGAACCTATTTTAAGGAGGCAGAAAAATAGATTCAAAACACAGCCCAGGGCTAATTACCAAATACAGGCTAGGCTTCCACTAGCATCACCGAGTCCACGGCTTTCGGCGTACTCTGTACCGATTAGCCTCCATAATAGTATGGGGCTAAAGCTCCCTTGAACAAAATTGTTACACAAGGGCTTTTATAATGAGCTGGCATACCAAACTCATTATCTTTAGTATACAACAGATGCAGTAGCCCATGCAACTGCTCACTCATATTATATCACATTGTTGCAGATTTTGTTCTAGAAACTTTGTTTTTCTCTGGCATTATAAGATATGTTCCATCGGCATAGGTAGAAATAAGCAAACGAAGTAATTTTCCAATATCAACTTTTCCATCTTCAGATGTATAAACTGATTCCACTTGTGCTCTGCGAATCATTCTGTAAAACATTGCTTCATCAATGTCCGTGTACACTCGTTTCATAATACCCATAACTGTTTCTCCTTCACCAAATATAGTAATAGGTGTTCCACCATTGTGCAAGTTCTTTCAATGCTTTTTTTATTGAACACAAAGAGTATCCTCGCTTTCTGTATTCTTGAAGTAAAAACTTATTTGTCATTCGATGTACAACTGATTTCCATTCGCAGAGCAATAAGTATTCCAATATATCTTTCGCTATATCAGAAAGCTCATCAGATGATGCAGCTTTTTCTAGTGCATTAGTAAAATCATTTTCACTACACAAATAGAGATAATCATCAATATTTTCAAAAAACCATTTCTTTTCTTTTGTATTTGATTCATGATGAATATTAGCAAGCTTCTTTGCATACCTTGAAAGGAGCTTCAGCCTCCAGTAAAAGTAGGTACTGAACTTTGATATATCATCACGATAGTAATGGAGTGCTTCTACAAAAAGATAGTATCCCTGATTTACAAGCTCTTCATATTCAACATGGTATTGTTTGGAAATAGCATGAGCTTGTTTGAAAATCATTGGCTTTACTTGCTCAAGTAATGCAACATCTGATTCCATAATCCTGCCTCCTTACTAATACTATCATCTATCTATTTCATCAGTTCACTTGCTATTAAATTCAACTTACAAAAAGTCTCTTCTGTTGCAATACGTTTTTTAATTAGCTTTATATAATCAGTATTTAGCTCACACAAAACTGCTTTTCTATAAAGTGATATTGCAACTGCCCCAGTTGTCCCAGAACCTGCAAATGGGTCAAGCACAATATCTCCATATCTTGAACCTGCAAGAATACAAAGCCTCGGAAGCTCTGAAGGAAATACCGCAAAATGAGCACCATTATATGGCTCTGTTGGAATAACCCAAACATCACGCCTGTTTGCCATATTTGAAAAAGTTCCTATTCTTCCATGTTTACATTCAGCGCTATCACCATGTGCAGTTCTAGGTGATTTTATAGATGTAACAGCTTTAACTTTTATTGCATCTGCATTATAGTAATATTGTGCAGACTTTGAAAGTAAAAAAATGTATTCATGGCTTTTTGTGCATCTATCTTTTACACTCTCTGGCAACGGACTGGGTTTTGCCCAGATTATATCTTGACGTAAATACCAACCATCAGAACGTAAAGCAAAGGCAAGCATCCAAGGAATACCAATCAAATCCTTTGGCTTTAAGTTTCCAGTAACTCTATTAAACACACCTTCTCGTTTAGTTCCATAGCCAGCCCTTCCACCATTTGAGCCTCTTGAACAATTTCCTGCATAGCTATCACCAATATTCACCCATAGTGTGCCATCATCTTTCAGCACTCTTTTTACTTCACGGAATATTTCAACAAGTTTCGTAATATAATCATCTGGTGTTTCTTCAAGCCCTATCTGCCCTTCAACACCATAATCACGAAGGCCATAGTAGGGGGGAGATGTAACACACATTTGTACAGATTTATCTGGCATAGCTTTGAGTGATTCAAGTGCATCTCCAATGTAGAGAGTAGTTGCCCCAATTTGTTCAATCTTCATAATCAAAACTCCAAACAAATCTATCTTCTCTTATAGTACATTCCATCATCCCGCCTCCTTATTTTTAAACCTATTAAAACCGCATGTTTTTTCGATTCCAAATCACTAGGTGGTATCTACATACCTTTTTTGCTATTGAACTCGTTGAACCCCACCGTAGGTTCAGTTATTTTGCTTGTTTTTTGCATTTTAACTTGATGGTTTCTATGGCCTTTCAGACTTGGATTATGCCCAAAACGGAATTGATGTAATTTGCAGTTTTCTATCTTGCAATCTCTCACAGAAGCATAGTTACCTGGCTCACCACAAGCACGGCAGTATGCTCTTATTGCTTTGAGCGGGGTCATTGTCTGATCTGCATTTCGATGCCCATTCCGATATGGGTATAAAATACATTCAGTGGCAGTACAGTTAGCAACTTCAGTAGTACTCCCAAGACAACAATCAAGACAGTGTTCACGAATTGCACGCCGTGGTGTCATAGCTTTGCCTTCTTATTATCTACATCTGTAATCATTTTTCTACCTCTTCCTTGCACACTTCATCAAAGCAATTAAACTTCCTAGAGCTGACACCGAGCAATCATGCATTTGACTTTGCTAGTGATTTCTTTAATTGACTCATTATTAGTATCTAGTATACGACCAAGCAGTGTCAGTGGATTCTCTTTTGTGGAACCCACATCAACATCATTGACCTCTGGCCCAATCACTGGGCTAAAGTATTTCTCAAGGAGCTGAATTTGGTCTTTGAGAAAGTTAAGATTCTCTGTCATGTTTGATAAAATTCTCTGAATTTCTTTCGGTGTTTCCACTTCATTCATATTCATTGTGATACTTCCGTTAGTTTCTTTTGTTGGTTCCAATGAGCCAACAGTTTCTACTTCTTTGTTCCAACATTCTTTGCAATTAATCCCACGACACCCAATTGTTATACCATCGTCTCCTATTTGTTCTGTTGCCCTATCATAAATAGGTACATTGATGAGAAAATGCCCAGGGCAATGACGCCTAATAAGTTCTTCTGCTACAAAATCCCCATGTTTTTTCAACACCTCATCAATTCGTGTCATAGCTTTTCCTCCTTCTGGCGTGTCTCCCAATCATCAATCCACCTGTTATCTGTCGCTTCCCATAACAATTCTCTAATATTATCAATTGCTAGACCGTCATCACTATCTTTCCCAGAAAAAATCAAAGAATCACGATATTCTTCGAGATAAACAATAGCTTCTTTCACCCACCCCATTATTCTCCATAATTCATTGCAAATCATTTCTCTACCTCCTGATTCCAGCATTGCTCGCAAGATATGCCCCGACAGCCGATAGTCTTGCCATCATAGTCTCTTTCTATGACTGTTCCTAAATCAATATCTGGCCCCTCATCAAAAAATTCTACAGGGCAATAATCTCTTATAGTAATCTCAATTACTTTTTCAATCCGTGTCATAATTATACCTCCTTACTCAACTTCTATTTCTATTATATCACATTTTCTGCAAAACAACATCAAAAAACTAATTTCTTTCATAGAAGGCCTACAAGCCACTTCAAAAGCATAGTTTGATAAAAGTACATACCTTCGTTAGAAAATGCAATGTACCCCCTGCTATCTTCAACTATGGGCAAATTATACATCATTGCATTGCTTCCTGTAGCAATTCAGTTACATCTGTTTCTGCCATCACATCTACATCACTATGCATCCACCTGTCGAACGCTTTTCCTTTCGGCCCAATAGCCCACGGTCGCAGGAACTTTTTCGTATTCGAGCCGTAGCATGTTTTCAGCCATTCAAGATATTCTGTCGTCCACCTTCCAGCATCATCAGGATGGAGCCACAGCCGAACCATATACCCATCAGCTACTTTTGCAAGCTCACGTTCCATCTTCAGCACATTGTTTACACCAAACCAGAACAAGTTTACATCATGGTTGTTCAGTGAAGGCCACAGCTCACGCTTCAATTCCTTTGCCTTCATGTATACAGTATCAGGAAGCATCTCAAGTATATCTTCAACGAACTTATCTTCACATAATGGTGGTTCTTTCTCAACACAAGCAAGAAAGATAGACTGGTGCATAAACCCATCATACATCCATTTTACAATGTTTCGATACTGAAGCAAAAACTTTTTCGATAATGGTTCATGTCCTTCATCAAACCAAAGCATAAAATTTTGTGCTGCATGAAGCAACAATGAGTAAATTTCATTCCAGTTTCCTTTACAAGCTCGAATCCTTGCCCAATGCTCATCATCAATTTTGTTTCTTTCAATGAACTCTGGGGAAATATCATAATATCTACGGTTGAAGTCCCCATTATATATCTGTTTTACTATATTAGAAAAAGTTGTTTTTCGCTTTACTTCTGATGATGGTCGGCAATAGAATAGTGGAATGTAGGCATGGTCATAGATAACTTTGAAACTCATCAGCATATCCCACAAATGGGAAATTTCAACTGGTATCTTGCCGGATTTAGGAATTTTATCAGTTACTTCATTCTTATCAAATAATGGATTCTGATTCATAACAACACCTCCAAGTAAGTTTTGGACTGTATCAGTAAACTTATAGAATACTCTTTTCTTTCCACTAATAACAGCACAAACACTTTCAAAGATACCTTTATGCACAAGTCTACTGAACTTCTTATTGATACACTCATACTTCTTGCTGTGGAACTGAACTATATCTTCAGCTACTTTGGGGTAATATACCCAATAATATGTTTTACTGTTTTTAACTAGCTTTCTTTGCCTACCTGATTCTGAAAAAGTTTTGAACCAGTCTACTATGTAAAACTCTCTTACTGAAATTTTATAGTTAGCTAAAACTGTTTTTATGGTCTGGTACTCCATGCTCTACTCCTACTATGCTGAAACTGAAACTTGAAGCAAAGCTTCATCTTTTCTTGCCCACAAATAATTCATTCCAAAACCATCCAAAGTAAATTTTGAAAAAATTTACAATTAAGTTATACTTAATACGAAGTATTAAGTATAAGTTAATCTACAGTAATGAGTATTTAGTTGTAATATACATTCTGACATTTTGCCATTTCCATTCTGACATTTTTCCGACCATTCTGACATTTTTTGCCTCATTTTTGACACAACTTGACATTATCTGTGAACCTATAGAACACTCTTTTCTTGTTATCAACCAAAGTACAAGTTCGTTCAAAGACACCTTCTTGTACAAGTTTACTAAACTTTTTACTGATGCATCCATACTTCTTGTCATGGAACTGAACTATATCTTTAGTTACTTTTGGGTAGAATACCCAGTAATATTCTTTCTTATTTTTAACTATCTTCTTTAGATTCCCAGATTCAGAAAAAACTTTGAACCAATTTATTATGGCTATATCATCTAATGATAACTTGAAATTAGATAATGCTGTTACTATGGCTTGATATTCCATGCTCTATCTCCTTCAAACAGAAAAGGCGTTTCATTGTAGCCGGATGACAAGTCCGTTATGGAGTCAGGAACTCCTACTACAACAAAACGCCCTATAAACAACTTTTCCAGCTCCTGCTACTGGGTGCTATAGGTCGTCATCCCATAACTCATCATATTGTACAGCATTTCGAGTTATGAAACAAGTAGCTCTGCTTCTTCTAGTATTTTCATTGTAGCATCAGAAAAACGATAGTAGGTAGCATGTTCTGTTGGAACCCTTACTCGCTCGAATAACCCATTCTTGCTCATGCGATAGAAGTCCTGTGCAATAGACATGTAAGGAAGTTTCTTTCCATTCACTTTTGCTACTTCCTTACTAGCTTTTGCATAGTCCATCTTGTAGTACAGCTTCCCATCAAATTCTTTTGTTACAACATCAGGGAGCATCATGTACTCTTTGAACCAAAGAATAAACTGTGCAGTGATAGCTCTCATCTCGAAATTCCAGTTACACTTTCTGATAGCATCAATAGCTTTCTTATCCATAGATAAACCTCCTACTGTATATTTATGCATTACATTATGCATTATTGCTGTTTTCTGCAATGTGGGCAGATAGTAGCTTCAGGGTCAATATATTCTTTGCAGTATGGGCATTGCTTCTTTTCACCACTTGCTTTCAGTTCAGCATTATGCTGTTTCTTTTTGTAGTCAAGAACCATGCCTATTGGCAAACCAATCATCATAGCTAACCCAAAGAAAACAAGAAACAAGAAAATTCCAAATACTAATATAGCTAACATACTTCTGCCTCCTTTATTCCAATACTGTAAGTTTAGTACAGCGAATCTTATCACCATTGTGTACTACTCTTGCTACATCTTCATAATAAATCTTTACTTTCACAATAAGTCCAGAATTATTATAACTTCTTGCACCTTCTTCAGTCCATGCTGATAAACCAAAAGAATTTTCATCACTTGTAAAATTAGCATGAGCTTCATATGTTTGATTAGGCAAATACTGGTATTGAAAATTATAATGAGAATATCTATCTTCTCTTATTGCTTTATAAGCAATAAAATAATTATCAAAACATTCATACTTTCCAGTTTTTACTACTTTATTTTTCTTGAAAGTTGTTGATTTATAAAGCCATGTAAATTTGGGAATTTTTAGATTATGTTTTTTAATAAAATCTTCTGATAGCTTTTGGAAATACTTAATGTAAGGCCAATAAATTTTATCAGCATACTTTTCAATAAAAGCTTCAGATAATTTTTGTATTGCTGAAATACAATGCCAGTCAACTTTATCAGCATACTTTTCAATAAAATCTTCCGATAGTTTTTGATTTTCTGAGATATAGCCCCATTCAACCTTATTAGCATACTTTTCAATAAAATCTTCCGATAGTTTTTGGTATTTGGAAATACAATCCCAATTAACCTTATCAGTATACTTTTCAATAAAATCTTCCGATAGTTTTTGTATTATTGAAATACAATGCCAGTCAACTTTATCAGAATGTTTTTCAATAAAGGCTTCTGATAGTTTTTGAAATGCTGAAATAAAAATCCAATCAACTTTATCAGCATATCTATCAATAAAACCTTCTGATAGTTTTTGACGTTCTGAAATAAAAGCCCAATCCACTTTGTCAGCATACTTGTCGATAAGAGCCTCAGATAATTTTTGATATGCTGAAATAAGAACCCAATCAACTTTATCAGCATACCTATCAATAAAGGATTCAGATAGGTTTTTAGATGCTGAAATAAAAGTCCAATTAACTTTGTCTGGATTTCGTTCAATATACTCTTCTGTATACTCCATACTTCTGCCTCCTTACATATCATAAAGTGATGATGGCTTATATTCTTTTCCCCAGCACTCTTCACACGTAATGCCTCTACAGCCAGTTTTGTATTTTCTATGAGCTGTAGTATTTCTTTTCCACACTGCTGTTGCCTCATCTATGCTCATGCTTCCGTCGGTGTAGTTCTTGTTTTTGTAAACTATCTCAAATGAAGCTGGGCAATAGTCCCTAATTACATAGTTTGCTCTAATGTAACTGTTGTGATAGTGCCAACGAAGCACTTGCTGTAGCATTGTCATAGTGTTTGCCTCCTTAAAAATGAATTACAGTTTTTTATGGTGAAGTGATAGTAATGGTGATAGTATCACTATATACATCATCCACATACAATTCCGTGTAGCTGTCAACTTTGAACCCAACTGGGAAGTCTTTGCCCACAACTGGAGTTTTTTTGTTGAATACAATGCTTTTTGCTGTAGTGAGCTGTGCATAGTCTGAAAGAGCATTGCTAGTTACGTTTGCACTCCAGCTACTTGTATCAACTTTTATGTAGTATGGAATTTCCTCAACTCCAGCTTTCAACACTCCACTGTTTGCTGAAGAAAAGGCAACAGTATAGTTCTTTCTTGAAGAAACTATTGTTAATGTTGCTTGTGATGCAATATTTATTTCGCTACCACTGTTATTCATTGCTATGTTCCATGTAGTGGGGGCAATTGCAACAGACAGCTTTTGTGCTACTGTTACAGAAAGAATAACAGAAGTGGTGGTATCAGCAAATACCATCGTTCCAAGAACCATCATCAAAATACATAGTATCTTTTTCATATATTCCTCCAGTGTCAAGTATACTTTATCTCACCGTTCGTGTCAAGTATATAATTTATTGTATATACAATGTATATATAGCTTTTCTTATATTATGCTTTCTTTATTCCAATACTGTAAGTTTAGTACAACGAATCTTACCACCTTTGTGCACTACTCTTGCTACATCTTTATAGAAAACTTTTACTTTCACAATAAGCCCAGTATTGTTGTAATCTTTTG